GGTCGTGGACGGCGGCGTCATTCGGGCGCGGAACGTCTCCTGGTGGGCAGGGACCGACATGGGGCGCGACGAGAAGCGGTGCAAGCAGCCGCTCGGCGCATGGGTTGAGCAGGGACACCTCCGCCGGATGCCGGGCGAATGGCACGATATGACCATCGTGGAGGCGGAAATTGAGAACTTGATGCACCAATTCGGGGTGAGAAAGATCGGCGTTGACCCGCACCCGAGCCAGGCGAAGGACATCAAGCGGTGGATAGACAAGGGCTGGCCGATTGTCCCGGTGGACCAGTCGATCCGCACAATGGCACCGGCGTGGAAGCTCTGGGGCGACCTCCTGAAGTCGAAGCAGCTGCACTACGAGCCCGACCCGGTCCTGCGGGCGGCGCTGAACTCGGTGCGCCTGATTGCCGACAACGTCGGCAACATCCGCCCGGTGAAGGGCCGCAGCTCGGGGAACACCGACGCCGTGGTCGCCGGGAACATGGCGGCGCTGCTCATGGAGCACCATCAGGTCCGCACGGCGACCGGATTGAGCGCATCAACTTGTCCGCTCGGATAGACCGTGTTTCCCGGATTTGGCCTTGACGATTTTGGGCACTTGTGTTCTATGCGACCGTGGGCCTCTTCTCACGGTTCTTCGGATTCAAGTCGGGCGTCGCGATCTACACGCGACCGGAGCCCGTCATGGCCGGTCCGGCCGATGGGATTCCCGCGGTCCTGCGGGCGACGCAGCTGATTTCGGCTGACATCGCCCGGCTGACCGTCAACGTCTACGACAACGCCGGGCAGAAGCTGCCGGATCACCCGGTGGCCATGCTGCTCAACCGTGACGCCAGCCGGTGGCAGTCGGGCTATGAGTTCCGGCGGTACACGACCTCGACGGCGCTCATGCACGGCAACGGGCTCGCGCTCATCCGCCGCGGCTCGGACGGCTCGGTCGCCGAGCTCCAGCCGGTGCCCGCCGACGCCATGAGCGCCGAGATCCGCGACGATGGCGTCGAGTACCGCGTCGGCCAGACGGTGCTCGCGCAGGATCAGATCCTGCACATCGGCTGCTACCCGGATCACCTGAACCCGTGCTGGTACCGATCGCCGCTTGAGGCGGCGCGGTGGACGATGCAGCTGGCGGCCGACGAATCGGCCGCCCATGCGTCGCTCGTCAAGACGGGCAGCATGGGCAAGGTCGCCATCACGCACCCAGGCGCAATGAGCGACCAGACGGTGCAGGCCATCCGCGACGCCTGGATGAACATGCACGCCACGGCCGACGGCGCGTCGCGCCCCCTCATCCTGCGCGAGGGCATGAAGGCCGAGAAGATCAGCCAGGAGACGTCGGGCACCATGCTCGAGTCGCGGCGGTTCTCGGTGCAGGAAATCGCCCGCGCCTTTGGCGTCCCGCCCGAAATGCTGTTCCAGCAGGGCGGCGGGGCGCTCTCAAGCCAGGCCGAAACGGCCCGCGCATACGCCGACGGAGCCATCGCCGCATGGGCGAGCGCGTGGGAGTCGGAGCTCACGCGCAAGCTCTGCGGTCCCGGCGAGACGGTCCGCATCGACACCACCCCGATCACGCGGGGCAATCTGCGCGACCAAGGGATGGCGTTCTCGAAGCTCGTGCTCGCGGGCGTGATGAGTCCCAACGACGCAAGGCATTACCTCGGGCTGCCTCCCGTCGAAGGGCTCGACACGCCGGCGGTCACGATGCCTGGCGGCGCGTCGGCAGCCACCGGGCCCGACAACGAGGAGACCGACAATGCTTGAGGTCCGCACGACGAGCTTCGAGCGCCAAGGCAACCGGATCGCCGGATACGCCGCGGTCTATGACGCACCGAGCCTGCCGCTGGTCGTTCGCAACGTCAACGGCGGCAAGCCGTTCACCGAGCGCGTCGCCCGCGGCGCGTTCGACCGGAGCCTCGCCGGGAACATCTCGCTGCTGGTCGGCCATGACCGGCGCGAGCTGCTCGCCAACACCAAGAGCCAGCGCCTGAAGCTCGCGAGCGACAGCCGCGGGCTCGCGTTCGACGTCGAGCTGCCCGAGACGCAGCGGGCGAAGGACGTCTACGCGCTGGTCGATTCGGGCGTCCTGTCCGAAATGTCGTTTGGTTTCATCGTTCGCTCCGACGCCTGGAAAGGCATCGAGCGCACCCTCCTGGACGTCGATCTCCGGGAGGTTTCCATTGTCGAATCCGGCGCGTACCCGCAGACGGCCGCCGAAGCTCGCACCTACAGCCGCGCACTTGCCCGGCTTCGTCTGCGGTATCGGAGCATCACACTATGAAGCAGGCAGAAATCATTGAGCGCCGCAAGGCGATTGAGGCGGAAGTGAACGGGATTCTCGCCAACGACGAGATCAGCGCCGAGCAGGAGGCCCGCGCCACCGAGCTGATGGACGAGCTCAAGGACCTCAACCAGAAGCGGTCCGCGGCCGAGCTGCGCGAGAAGTTTGCGAGCCACACCGTGCTCGCCAAGGTCGGCAAGGAGAACCGCGAGAAGGCCGAGGACTGGCGTTCCTCGACCGAGTACCGCGAGCAGTTCCTCGGGTACCTGAAGGGCGGCCGTGCGCCGGAACAGCGCGAAATCATCTCGACCGCTTCGAGCAGCATCCTCATCCCGAAGCTGTACGAGGACGGCATCCTGAAGTACCTCGACGCGAACACGGTGGTCCGCAACCTCGCGGACATCCGCACCGGCGTCCAGGGCTACCCGACGCTGCGCTACAACAACCTCGAGACGGCTGGCTATACCTCGGCCTGGACGCAGCCTGACACGGGCACCACGGCCCGGACCTCGATCGACCCCGGTTTCACCGAGGTGCCGATCGCGCCCGTTCCGTGCATCCCGTTCACGCAGGTCAGCCAGCAGCTGATCCGGCAGGCCAATTTCGACATCGAGGCCGAGGTGATGGACACGCTCCAGCGCCAGCTCTCGAAGAACCTCGAATGGGGCTATGTCGGCGGCACCGGCACGAACTCGCCCACGGGCATCTTCACCGTGAACGCGAACGTGAACATCGTGTCGGACACGTCGACCGGAACGACCCGAGCCCTTGCGGTTGCGAAGGCTACGGTCGCAAACCTGTCGAAGATGCGCTACGAGAAGCTCCCGGCCGCGTACTGGGGCTCGGCGGCGTGGATTCTCCCGCAGGACGTCTACGCGTCCATCGCGGGCATCGTGGTCAACGGTGTGCCGATCTTCGTTCCGTCGGCTGACGCGGCGCTCGTCGGCGCGGCTCCGTTCACGCTCATGGGCCTCCCGGTCTACGTCACCGAGTACCTCCCGGCGCACGTCGCGACGGCAACCACCGGCAAGAACACGATCGCGGTCCTCGGTCGCATTTCTGACGGGTTCTCGGTGCGAGAGTGGGGCGGTGTCGGGATGATTCGAGATGAAATCACCGCTGCCAGCTCGGCCCGCGTGATCTTCCAGGGCATGGCGTTCGCGAACTCGGCCTTTACCCGCGTGAAGTCCCTCGTGCAGCTCCAGATCACCAACGCCTGACGGTTCTTCTCCTCCCATCGGCAGGGGCGTCGGGCTGCACCCCCGACGCCCCTGCTTGAAGGAGCACGATGCCTCTCGACCTTGCCAAGTTCCGAAGCTGGGCGCGGATTCCTCATACCGAGGATGATCCGGCCATCGAAATTGCTTGGCTGGCGGCCGTTCGCGAGCTCGAAGAGCGCACCGGATGGGTGGTCGATCCGGTCACCCGGACGCAGTACGTCGGCGTCGAACCGACGAACACCGAGAAGCTGGTACTTCTCACCCGGCAGCCGGTCACGGCCGTGACGTGCGTGGATGACAACTCGGTCACGATCACGCTGACGCTGGTCACGATCAACGGGCTCCAGTACGCGAGCCTGGACGAGGACGACCTGTCCTACCCGCTGGTTCTGACCGTGAGCTGCGGCAGCAACACGCTCAACCCGCTGCTCGAAATGGCGCTGCTCCAGCGTGTGACGCACCACGTCGCAAGCCGCGGCGACGATACGGTAACCCTGTCGAGTGACTACTGGGACCGCATTTCCGCCATGATGGGCAAGGGGATCGGCTGATGGCGCACGTTCCTTCTGGAATGCTGCGCTACGCCATGACGGTGCAGAATCGCAGCGTCACGACGGATTCCCTCGGCCAGGCGGCGGAAACGTGGTCGGATGTCGCCGTCATTTCCTGCCACGCCGAGCAGATGCAGACGAACGACGTGGTCGATGACGGCGGGCCCGCCATCCGCACCGACTGGCGCATCCTCGCCGCCTGGCATCCTGACGTCACGACCCGCAGCCGGCTGAAGTGGGTGGACCGCGGCACGACGCGCTACTTCAACCTTCGAGGCTGTTGGGACCGCGACGGCCGCCAGCGCCGCCTCGAGATCGAAGCCACCGAGGTGGTGCCATGATCCGCGGCCCATCCGCCGGGGCCCGCCTCGGCACTAAGGTGAAGGTCACGGTCAACAAGGTCGAGGCCGCCAGGCTGCTCGAGCGCCTTCCTGCCCGCGTCGCCGAGAACGTGCGCCGGCGGGCCATCCGGACGGCGACGAAGCCATACGTGAAGACCCTCGCGACGGTGTGGCGTACGGCCAACTACGACGGAACCGGAATCCACCGTCGCGCCATCGCCTCGGCCGTCAAGCTCGACGGTCCGAGGCGCATGGGCGCTGGGCCCGGTGCGCGACTCATGTTCGAGATCGGCGTCGATTACGCGGCTAAGCGGGCCCGCCATCGGCAGAAGATCTGGCATTTGCTCGAGGGCGGATTCCGACACAAGGCGAGCGGGAAGCGCGTCCGCGGCTCGTACCGCTCGCTTCGGTGGGCTCGCCGTTCCGCGCAGGCCATGTTCGAGGCCGTTGCCGAGCAGATCATCGCTGAAGCACGAAAGGCGCTGTCATGAGCTATTCCGACGCGCTCACGTCGTTCGTGGACTACGCAGCCGCGGCCTGCGCTACGGCTACTCCTGTCCCGCCGCTCAATGCGTCCATGCGCGTGGCTGGAACGCCGACGCCTGTCGCCGTCTATGACTGCACTTGCACGCCCGTGCAGCATCATCCAGGCACGTTCTCGGGGCATTGGGCAGTCGAGGCCACCATCACGGTCATTGGCGACAACCTCCTCGAGATCGTAGACATCGCCAATTCAATCGGCGGATACTTCAGCTCGAACCCCAATTTCACGCCGTCAACGCCATCAAGTTCATGCCGCATCGGCGTTGAGACAATCAGCTTCGCAACCGGTGCCGAGTCGCCCGACGATGGGCAG